ACGGCCAGTCCTTCACCGCGAGGGGCGTCGTCTCGCCGCAGGAGGTCCACCTGGAGACCACCAGCGACTTCCGGGTCCACGGCGGGGACTACGCCATGCGTGCCACCGGTGAACGCCTGCAGCTGCGCGCCCCGCAGCGCACCACGCTGCGCACCGGCTTCGGCACTCCGCACCAGCGCGAGGTGGGGACGGCGTACAACCTGACCCGGGCGGCCGTCGAGGACGAGGACTCCGTGGCGTACACGATCCCGCCGGACTCCGATTCCCTGATCGAGATCCTGTCCCGTTCTGGGTCAACTCCTCCCAGTTTCGCCGACATAGAAGTAATTCGCGCTCCGCTGATCCCGCTGTACGAACGAGACTGAGCCCGTCACACCACCACACCAAGGGGTACCGCCATGCCCAAGCCTGTAGAGGTCACCTACCGCTCCGACGTCACCGTCGAGCTGGTCAAGCACGCGGCGGAGGACACAGACGTGACCTTCGCAGCCCGTGTGTCCACGCTCGGCGGAGAGACCCGCTTCAACGAGGCGACAGCCAACGACAAGGGCCTGATCAACTACCTGATGCGCGACCGGCACGGCAGCCCGTTCGAGCACAACTCGATGACCTTCTTCGTGCAGGCCCCGATCTTCGTCTTCCGCGAGTTCATGCGCCACAGGGTCGGATTCAGCTACAACGAGGAGAGCGGCCGGTACCGCGAACTCCAGCCCGTCTTCTACGTCCCGGACGGCGACAGGAAGCTCGTGCAGGAGGGTAAGCCCGGCGCCTACACCTTCGTCGAAGGGACGGAGGTGCAGAGGACCGACGTCCGCGAGCTGCTCATGGAGAACTCCAACGAGTGCTACTGGATGTACAGGACGCTCCTGGACAACGGCATAGCGCGGGAGGTCGCAAGGATGGCGCTCCCCCTCAACATCTACTCGTCGATGTATGTCACCTGCAACGCGCGCTCGCTGATGAACTTCCTGACCCTGCGCACTACCAGCACGCTCGCCAAGGTGCCCTCGTTCCCCCAGCGGGAGATCGAGATGGTGGCCGAGAAGATGGAAGCCGCGTGGGCCACGCTCATGCCCGCCACCTACGAGGCATTCAACGCCAACGGCCGCGTCGCGCCGTAGAAAAAACTGGGCCCCCTGGCACCACACCGGGGGACCCCAAGAGGACTGGACCCACCAAAGGCTCAGGCGTCTTGGGTCCAACCTAGCCCATGCCGTAGACCGCTGTCCGCGCCTCCTCCGCAGCCCTCAAAGGGTGAGCAGAGGAGGCGCACGTGCTTGCCGAGGTCCCGGAAGTCCACCTCGTCACCCACCCCGACCGCATGATCATGGTCGAGAAGGGCCTGTCTCCGAAGCGCGCCCGCGCCGCCGCGCTGGAGGCCGTGCGGCAGGCCCGGCGCCGGATGCCGAAGATGTCAGGCGCCGCCGCGCGCGGACTCCAGCCGCTGTACGGCAAGGGCTACTTCGGACTCTCCTGGTCCACCGAGGTCGTCTGGTACCAGGACCACGGCACCAAGCCGTTCACCATGAGGAGCCTGGCGGGAAAATCTCAACCTATGAACGAACCTGTGCTGACGCCGTACGGCTGGAGAGCCATGGGCGCGCTTGCCGTCGGAGATGCCGTGATCGGCTCGGACGGCAAGCCCACCGAGGTCACCGGCATCTTCCCCCAGGGCGTCCTGGAGTGCTTCCGCGTCACCTTCAGCGACGGCACGTCCGTCCGGTGCAGCGCAGACCATCTCTGGCAGGCCCGCCGGACCAAGAGCGGCGACGGACGACAGGAGGTCCGGACGACCGAGTATCTCCGGGCGCGCCTGAAGGCCAGGTGGCGTGTCGACCTCGTCAAGCCGGTGCAGTTCGAGGGACTCAGCAGCCTGCCCGTGGACCCCTACCTCCTCGGCGTCCTCCTCGGTGACGGCAGCCTCACCGGGTCATCTCCCTGCCTGTCGGCGGACGGGAACGCCGTTGTCAACGAGGTGCGCGCCGTGCTGCCGGAGGGGCTGGAGATACGCAAGACCAGCGCCTCGAACTACTCGTGGTCGATCACGAGCGGCAGGCGCGGCACCCGCAGCAACCCCCTCAGCCAGGCCCTGCGGCAGCTCGGCGTGAACGGCCTCTACAGCCACGAGAAGTACATCCCGGCCGTCTACATGGCCGCGTCCGAGAACGACCGTCTCGGGCTCCTTCAGGGCCTCCTGGACACCGACGGGTCGTGCGACCGCAAGTACACGGGCGTCCGCTTCCACACCTGCAGCCCGGCCCTGGCCGACAACGTCGCCGACCTCGTGCGGGGACTCGGCGGCAGGGCCTACGTGCACAACGACGGCGGCCGGAAGGGAACGCGCCGCCAGATGTACACCGTCGGCATCGTGATGCCCCAGGACATGGTCCCCTTCCGAGCGCAGATGCCGAAGCGGCTGCACCGCTACCTCGCCTCCAGCACCCGACGCCCCGCCCTGGGCAAGACCATCGTCTCCATCGAGCCGGACGGCTTCGAGGAGATGCAGTGCATCTCCGTGGCAGCCGAGGACCGCCTGTACGTCACCTCCGGCTACACCCTGACGCACAACACCATCCCGATGTGGATTGACGACCCGACCGGCCAGGAGCGGCGCGACAACCCGAAGGCCAAGACGCGCACCACCGAGTCCGGCAAGATCCAGGTCCTCATCTTCCGGCGCGCGGCGAAGATCGGTGAGCGGAAGAAGGTCTACCGCAAGGACCCGAAGACCGGCCTGAAGGTGCTCGTCTCCGACAGCCCGGCCCACTACCCGGGTGCGCCCGGCCGTATCGGCTGGCGTGAGTCCAAGCAGCCCTGGACGCGGCCCGGGAAGCGGCCGGGGGCCATCCACCCGGGCAACATCGGCGTCTGGTGGAGGCACCCGGGCCTGAAGCCCCGGAGTTTTTTGAACACGTCCATGACCCTGGCGGCGCAGAAGAACGGCCTGGTGGCCGAGCGGGTCTACGTCGCCGACCGGGGCTGGAGAAACAACGTCCGCCTGCACGGCGAGGAGTTCCGCTGATGTACATCACCCGGGTGAAGACCCTCGGTATCGAGGCGCTGCAGGCGGCGTTCGACGACCAGTACCCCGTAACGGAGTTCCGGGGGCTGCACTGCTCGCTGGAGTACCCGATCGAGAAGTCGTCGTTCCCGGAGGTCTGGGTGCGCTACAGCGACACCGGCCCGCTGCGAAGGGCCGGTGTCTCGCACGTCGAGGACACCGACGGGAACGACAGCCGTGTCGCGCCGTACACCCGCTTCCGGTTCTCGGGCTCCTGGGAGTTCGTCGTCGTCGCTCTGTCCAGCGTGGAGCGGGACCGGGTCTACGACGAGTTGGTGGGGACGATCGCCTGGTCCGGGTTCGACACGCTGCGCGGCCGGTTCCAGTCGTACCTGGCAACCAACGACTTGATCGACCTCACCGTCCGTACGGACGAGATCGAGTCGACCGGTGAGTCGGCCGAGCCGGGCACACCGTGGGGCACCGATGAGGTGGTCTACGAGCGGACCCTGGCCATCGACCTGATCGGCGACTTCACGCCAGACCCGGAGACCGGCATCATCGTCCCGCTCTCGAAGATCGTTGTCACGCCGACCGCTGACCTCACCCTCGACGACCTCAGCGACAGCGGCTTCGACTCCTGGCACTGAACTACTAGTGAGCTACTAATTCCTCCCAGATTAGTAGTTCGCGCCGTCTCGCTGTCCGTCGGCCTGCTGCAACCCCCAAGGGGTGACAGCTGACCGACGCGACTGGTGGGTGGCATGCCCGACATCTCCTCTGCGACGTACACGCCACCCGGCGTCTACGTCAGCGACGAATCGACTCCCACGGTCACCCCGCGCGGCGTGTCAACCACGACCGTCACGGTGATCGGCCCGGCCCTTGGCTACCAGACGACCAGCGAGGTCGCCACCGTCTACTCCGGCTCGGGAACCGCGCTGAGCCAGCGCGGCGTGTACGTCACTGCCGTGACCGGGCCGCCCGCCATCGCGGCACCTGTGGTCTCGACCCTGTCGGGCACCCTGCTGGTCTACGGCGAGGACTACACCTTCGTGGTGACCGCCGGTTCCGGCGGCGCGGCCACGGCGGTCACCTCGATCAAGCGCCTGTCGTCGAGCGGATCCGACCTGACGCTGCCCTCCCCGAAGGGCGTGAAGGACGGCGACCAGGTCCGCGTGACGTACGCGTTCACCAACGCGACGTACTACGAGCCGACCGAGTTCGAGGACTACGACCAAATCGTATCCACGTACGGACAGGCCATGGTGACGACGTCGCCGACCAGCCCGACCGCGTCACAGGTCGCCTCCCCGCTGACCCTGGCGGCGAAGATCGCCCTGGAGAACGGGGCGGCCAGCGTGCTGTGCGTGGCCACGAACCCGGCCGCCGGTGACTTCCGGGTCCAGCTGCAGGCTGCGTACGCCAAGCTGGAGGCGAACTACCAGGCGCAGATCCTGGTGCCGCTCTTCGTGGACGGCACGTACAACACGCACACGCCGACCAACGTGGCGAACCTGCTGGCTGACGTCAAGAACCACTGCGAGGCGGCGGCGGCCGACGGCTACGGCCGGATGGCGTTCACCGGCCTGGCCACGACGTACGACAACACGTCCGGCCACGACCAGTTGGCGCTGGCCCAGGGCAGCAAGCGGCTGATCCTGTGCTACCCGAACCGGCTGCTGGCCTTCAACTCGGCCGTGAACGCCTCCACGGAGATCGACGGCTTCTACCTGGGCGCTGCGATGGCCGGGCGGCTGGCTCGGAATGCGGTCGCGCGTGGGCTGACGAACCTGTCGCTGACGTCGTTCACCGGCCTGCCCGCGCAGATCGCGCAGGCCATGACCCGGACCTTCAAGAACAATCTCTCGAAGTCCGGCGTGAACGTTGCGGAGATCAACCAGAACGGCCAGCTGGTCGCCCGGCACGGCGTGTCCACGAGCATGGCGTCGATCCTGACGCAGGAGATCTCGCTGACCCGGATCGGCGACGTCCTGCTGCAGATGATCCAGGTCGGCATGTCCAACGCCGGACTCATCGGTGAGCCGATTACGCCCGAGACCACGATCAACGTGAAGTCGGCGCTGATCGGCCTGCTGGAGCAGGCGGTCTCCGACAGCATCATCGTCTCCTACGCCAACGCGCAGGTGCGCCAGCAGGCGGTGGACCCGTCGGTGATCGAGGGGACGTTCAGCTACAAGCCGCCGATTCCGATGAATTACATCACGGTGAAATTCGCGGTCGACCTGACGACCGGCGACACCACGGACACGGGCGACGAGAACGCCTGAGCCCGCGCGGCAGGCCTGTGACGGGCCGTCTGCCGCGCTTCTAGAGGACCCCCGGTGTGAGGGCGCCGGGGGTCCTCTGCTGTCCGTAGCTGCCCTGCCCGCCGTAGGGGGTGAGACCTATGGATGGGGTGGTGAGCAATGCCTGCAGGCAAGGTCCGCGTCACTGGCTCCGGCTACAGCACGTTCGTGTACGCCGGTAAGCCGATCGCGTTCCTCAACAGCGTCGAGGATTCCGGGCAGCGTGCCTGGTCGGACAAGGGGCAGGCGTACGCGTTCATCCAGCCCCTGGGGTCCCGTACGCCGGTTGAGATCGCGACGTCCCGCGTCCTGGGCGGCGGCACGCTGCAGCTGACGATCCAGGAGCTGTGGAACCAGGCCATCTGGGAGCAGATGGCCGGTATGTCCGGAACGAGCAACATCGTCGAGATCTTCGACCGGCTGGCCGCGAGCCCGAACTACGTCACCGCGCAGACGATCATCAAGCCGCCCGGCACGGAGTCCAACCCGTCCAAGTGGCGCGGCAAGATCTACCACAACGTGACGATCGTCGACATCGCCGACGGCGACACCCTGACGGTCGGCGGCCTGGACGTCGCCAAGCCCGTGGTCTGCGCCTACACCCACACCACCCGACTGCGCTGACCAGGAGCGAGCGATGACGGACACCTACGGCACCTTCGACCCGGCCGCGCGGCCGGGTCGTAAGGCCGCCACGCCGGAGGCCAAGCCGACCCTGAAGGCCGAGGACGGCACGGAGCTGCCCAGCTTCGACGAGCGCCACTCCGAGGCCTTCGAGGGGCTCGCCTACCTGGGCTCGCTGACCACGAGCTTCAGCTGGCTCGGGCACGAGTTCGTGATCCGCACGCTGGGGGTGGACGAGCAGCTCGCGGTCGCCCAGGTCACCTCCAAGTACAAGGACGGCGGCGAGCAACTCGCCTACGTCACGGCCGTGGTGGCCATGTGCGTGGTGACGCTCGACGGCGAGGAGCTGCCCACCCCGATCGGGGAGGACCAGAAGCTGGCCGAGTGGGCGCACCTGCGGTTCGGGTTCGTCAAGGCGAACTGGTTCCAGCCGACGATCAACGAGGTCTTCCAGCGCTACCTGGAGCTGGAGGACAAGGTCTCGCAGGTCATCGATGCCATGGGAAAAGCCTTCGCCCCGGCCGCATAGACCCGTGGCTGGAGCGCCATCTGCGGATCGTCGAGCGGCGGGGGCTGCTGTCGGGGCGGCACCTGTCGCGGGTGCAGCAGTTCGGCCTTGAGCTTCTCATCCTGGCCGACAACTGGAAGGTGGCCGCTGACGACGACCGGGCGTTCGAGGAGCAGCTGAGGTTCGCGCTGGTGGCTGCGGGCGTGGACGCGACCGACCTGTGGCCAAAGGACGCGGCCGACGTCCCGGAGAGCGAGGACGAGGACGTCGACTACGACTACTCCGCCGTGAACTGGCAGCAGGGGTCGACCGACGACTGGGACCAGATGCAGAAGGCGCTCGCTACCTCGCGGGTGCAGGTGTCCGGGGGCCGTTCGGAGCCGGTTGATGCGCCGCCGGTGCCGGACATGGGTGACGAGTTCGATCGGGAGTGGCAGTAATGGCGACACCTACGCCGCCCCCGGGCGGCACTCCTCCGGGCGGCCTGACGGGAGCCCTGCAGGGCCTGGTGATGCAGCTCCAGGCGCTGATGCACCAGAACCAGACGCTGCAGAACCTGCCGTCGAGCACGGCCACGGCCCTGCGGCAGGCGCGGCAGAACATCCTGAACCCGACGGCGCTGATGGGCGGGCAGGTTCCGCCGCCGGTCGCGCCGAACGCGCAGTGGCTGCAGGCGACGGCCGCGCAGTTCCTCAGCCAGGTGGTACTCAACCAGCCCCAGCGCCGCCCCGCTCCGGGCTCCGGCGGTGGTGGCCCGACGCCGCCCGGCCCGACGCCGCCGACTCCTACGCCCACGCCGCCGGTCCCGGCTCCGTACATGTACCCGTACATGAACCCGTACGGGCACCCGCACATGGGCTACACCGGCCCCATGCCGGGCTACGGCGGCCCCCTGGTCGCGCCGATGCAGACAGGCAGCACTGGCAGCCGCTCCTCGGGCATCGGCTCCTGGACGAAGTCGATGCTGCCCCGCGTCGGCGCGGCCATCGGCGGCCCCTGGGGCGCCGTGGCGGGCGCGGCCATCGGTGCCGCCACTGACATTCCGGCCGAGGTCCGCAGCCAGCGCGACAAAAACGCGTACTACCAGTCGATCGAGGGCGGCTCGAACTTCGACGGGTTCGCCGAGCGGGCCCACGAGGAGGCATACCGCTGGACGACGTTCGGCGTGCTCTCCTCCGACGAGGCCCGCCGGGCGTTCAAGGGCGTCACCAAACTCGGCTACAACAGCAAGGTGGAGGGCGGCATCGGCCGCCAGCAGGCGCTCAACTTCATCTACCACGGCAAGACCCGGCGCGGTGAGACCGTGGACGAGTCCCTGCAGCAGCTGCAGGTCAACTCGAAGAACGCCCTGGGCAGCCTCAACGACCTCAACGACGCCCTGAACTCGGTCAGCGACAGCGCGGGCAAGGCCGGGGTCAACGCACAGCAGGCGCGCGCCGAGTTCACCCAGCTGATGGACACGGCGATCAAGAGTGGCTACGGCTCCGCCTCGACGGACGTGGCGCGCCAGGAGCAGGACCTGAAGACCAGCTACGGCCGGTCGTTCCAGGACATCGACGCCTCGGGCCGCCTGTCGCAGTCGCACGCCTACATGGCGGCGTCCCTCGCCGGGATCTCCGTCTCGCAGTACCTCACGGGCGGGGCCGAGGTAAAGGCGGGCGCCGACCAGGTCCTGGACCGGGCCACGGCGAAGGCCGTGCTGCGGCCGGGCGTCGAGGACTGGATCAAGGCGCACATCAAGGCGGCCGGGGGGAAGGTCGACGAGGAGGAGGCGACCCAGCTCGGCCAGCAGATGCTCCAGCAGTTCTACCCGAACGACCCGTACGCCCTCTCGGCCGTCGTGGCGTCGCTGTCGGGATACTCGAACCTGGGCAGCGACCCGGTCAAGGCCGCCACGTGGCTCGTGCAGCAGTACAACGGCAAGGGTGCACTCGCCACGGTCAAGGCGGACGAGAAGAAGACCAGCAAGTCGAACAAGGTCACGGGTGGCCACACCAGCATCAGCTACCCGGACCAGGAGAAGCACGGCGGCTTCCTCGGGTTCGGCAGCAGCAACTCCAAGGCCTGGGACGCCTACTCGGACTGGGTGCACGAGAAGGGCCACGGCAAGCTCCAGGACGACCCGGTCATCGACAACCTGCTGAACAAGATCAAAGGCGACGACAAGACGAAGGTCGCTGTCACGACGAAGAACGGCAAGCGGGTGGTGTCGCTGGCCGACGCGATCAAGAACCACCGCAACGAGCTGGCCAGCGGCAAGGCCGTCATCGTCGAGGGCGACCAGGCGGGCAAGTCCGTCGCCGACATCCTCGGCAAGGGCGGCGTCGACCCGCTGCGCAACTTCTCCAAGGAGGCCAAGAAGACCGACAAGTCCGGGGAGTCGTACGCCAAGTGGGAGAAGGGCGGCAGCACCAAGGAGCGGAAGGCCCGACAGGACTTTCAGCTCACGCTCACGCCGGAGGCCCGGCGCCTGCTGACCCTGATGAACACCACCGGGGTCGCCGGATCCTCCGCGACGTCCACTCCGCCGCTGAGCCCGTACCCCTCGAACCCCAGCTACGGCGGGGAGTAGGCCATGGCTCTGGCATCCCTGGGGTTCGCCAAGGGCCCCCGGATCACCTTCCGGATCAACCCCTCCTCGATCGACTGGGGCTTCGAGATCCACACCTCGGTCACCCCAACCGTCGGCGGCAGGGTCGTGCAGATCACCGGCGCGACCCTGCGGGACGTCACCATCACCGGCTACCTCGGCGAGATGCGCAACGCCGGGCCGTCCCCCGACGACAACAGGGACCACGCCGGGGCCAGCTGGCGCCTGCACGAGGCGTTCATCACCCAGTGCCGGGCCATCATGGAGCACCAGTCCAGGGACTCCACCACGCCCGGCAAGATGATGCACGAACCCGCCGTCTTCAACTACCCGGCGCACGGCTGGCGGTGGAACGTCTACCTCACCGAGGTCGCCGACACCGACGGCCAGGCCTCGATCGAGCACCGATCCGGGAAGTACTCCCACGGCTACAAGCTCACCCTGTTCGTCGTGCAGGGCGGCTCCGATTCGCTGGTCACGGCAGGCACCTCCAAGGACGCGATCGACGCCGCGCAGGAAAAGGCCATCGCCTCCTACATCGCCCGAATCAGCGAGGGCATCGGCTGGCGCCAGAACGAGTACAACGGGCCGCTCAACGATGGCACCGACACCGCCGCCAAGGACACCGACAAGGGCCAGAAGGAGGACAAGTAGTGGCGAAGACCGAGCGCGAGTGCATCGTCGAGGTGCTGCGCACCATCGCTCCTGGGCACGCCATCGGCCGGATCTGGGGCCGCTTCGAGGGCGCCACGGCCCACCAGGCCCACGAGGGCAACGCCTGGGCGGCCGACCCCGAGGACGTCGCCGACCTGATCCTGAAGGCCCTCGCCGAGAACCGTGGAGGCGACGATGTCTAACCAGTGGGGCGCCGACGTGCCCATCTCCATGCCTCAGCCGCTGCGCCCCGACCAGGAGGCCATCGTGCCCATGGGAGGCTTCGTGATGACCGCTGAAGGCCTCTGGCCGGACATGTCGGCCGCCGACCACGAGCGGCTCTCCACGCCCTCCTACGCGCCGTACAGCCCCGCCGGATTCGTCGAGACGGTCCCGCCTCCCGAGGAGGTGTGACCGGTGGCCAAGGACACCCGCAAGGGCCTGAACTGCACCCTGTTCTTCCCTAACGGCACGGACTCCAGGGGGCGGAACACCTACAGCTCCTTCCGCGTGCGCGCCGACGTCCTCGGGCACGGCATGACGATGGTCGCCGACTCCTCCAGCGCACGGAACGCCCGCGCGTACTACCCGCACCGGCCGACCCCGTCCCGCTTCTACATCCGGGTGCTGCTCAAGGGGTACAACGAGCGGAAGGCGTTCGCCGACTGGATGCAGGGCTACGCGAACTACGTGATGAACCCGGGCCTGGCGGCCGGGGACAAGTTCCCCGACATGCGGGTGCTGCTCCCGGCCCGGGGCTTCGACCGCGAGGGCGTGCCCCTGTCCGGCTTCGAGTGGGGCGACTCCATCGGCACCATCGTGTGGTCGCCGGTCATCACCTTCGAGTGCACCCGCGAGCCGCAGGACCCCGACTCCATCTCGACCAGCAGGTTCGAGAACGCGGCCGACCCTGACATGAAGTACTTCTGGCCCCAGGGCACCCAGCTCGGCGGCAACGCGGTCCCGTCCGGGAACTACCAGACCGTGGACCCCGGCAACGAAGGCGGCAGCGACACGGGCCAGGGGCCTGTCCCAGCGCCGCACGGCCCGGGGAGTGATCCGTCCTCCGACATGATCGACCGCGACGCCTACGGGAACTGATGTCGGCAGCCTGACCATCTGCCCCAAGGGGCGGAGGTGGTCTCGTGCCGAATTTCGTCCTTGCCCCGGGCGTGAAGGTCTACATCGCGACGGAGAAGCACGGGACGATCGACGTCTCGGACGACCTCGTCGAGGGCCAGATGGTCCGGCGCTCGGACGGCGTCTCCTCGTTCTCCTTCAGCCTGCAGAACGCGCGCCGGAAGTACGACGGCGTGCTCACGCCGAACGACCGCATCTCGGTCCAGATGAAGCGGCTGAAATGGGTGCAGGTCTTCACCGGCTACCTGAACAAGGTGCCCTTGGTGACGGCCTGGCCCCGCGTCGTGCACCTGACCGCGTCGTGCTCGCTCAAGCGGCTGCAGTACTGGTACTGGGACTCCCACACCGAGGCGTCCCAGTCCATGGTGCGCGATGCCCTGTCGAGCACGGAGAAGGGCGTCCACGTCTCCGACGGCGGCATGACCAACGTCGCGCTCACCGTGCTGAAGAAGGTCGTGGGCTGGCCCGAGAGCAAGGCCCACATCGCCCGCATCCCCGAGAACTGGTACTCGGTCATCGAGGTCCTCGCCAAGCAGCTCGACGCCGAACTCCACAAGGCCGACGAGATCGCGCAGGCCTTGCTTGACCAGCTCGGCACCGCGTCGGTCGGCGGCACCGGCGGCGCTGACGCCAGCTCGCTGACGGGTACGTACGGCGGGTTCAACAGCGCGGCGCAGAAGGCCAACGGCGCGATCATCTACAACGTCGGCAAGGAGAAGGGCGGCTCCAGCCGCGACTGCATCATCGCGATCATGACGGCGATGCAGGAGTCCGGCCTGAACAACGTCAAGGGCGGCGACCGAGACAGCGCGGGCCTGTTCCAGCAGCGGCCGTCTCAGGGCTGGGGCACCTACGAGCAGGTCACGGACCCCCGGTACGCGTCGGGGAAATTCTTCGAGGCGCTCTTCAAGGTCAAGAACCGCGACAGCATGGAGCTGTGGAAGGTCTGCGACACGGTCCAGCGCTCCGGTGCGCCGAAGGAGTACGCCAAGCACGAAAAGGGCGCCACGGCCATGGTCCGGGACCTGGAGAAGGGCGGAAGCGGGGACCTCGACTCCAAGCACAAGAAGCCCCAGGGCACCGTCTCCGGCGTCGACCTGGCCCAGGGGGCGGTGAACTTCTGCGAGAAATACCCGAACATCCCGTACACCCAGGCGTACGGCGGCACGCAGATGAAGATCCTGTCGGCGAACCCGCCGCCCGGCTTGGACTGCTCCAGTTTCGTGCAGTCCATGTACCTGCGCGCGCTGGGCTCGCTGTACGGCCTGCCCCGCATCGCAGCCGCGCAGTACAGCGCGTGCAAGTCGGTGTCGGTGGAGAAGGCGCTGAAGACGCCGGGCGCGCTGGTCTTCAAGGGCTCCTCGCCGGGCGGCATTTACCACGTCGAGATGAGCCTGGGCGACGGCAAGAGCACGATCGGCGCGCACCGCGCGGGCGCCAAGCCTCACGACGTCGGCATCAACCCGCCGTCGGCGCCGTCGTACTGGGACTACGGCGGCTTCCTGCCCCGGGTCGCGTACACGACCGGCGCGGGCACGGTGATCTTCGACGGGTCGGACGACGCCGGTGGCGGGGTCCTCGACATGAGGGACCCCGGCGTCGAGCTGGTCACCGGCGCCGACGTGCCCGGGTACAACCCTGACGACCCGTTCGACAAACTCTTCGGCGACAACGCGTGGCAGGCGATCTCGACGGCCCAGAACGACCCGAACTACGCGCTAGCCCAGGCGCTGGCAGGGCCGCGTGCCCTGCTGAACGACCAGCCGCTGCTGCCGTACCTGAAGAACCTGTTCAACTCGTCGATGCGGTCGTTCTGCTCCGCGCCGAACGGCGACCTGATCGCCTGGTACCCGGACTACTACGGAATGTGGGGCACGGCCGCGAAGATGGTCGTGCAGCCCATCGAGGTCCAGGACTTCGAGGTGTCCTGGAGTGACGACTACATGGTCACCCACCAGTACGTCGTCTCGTCCCCTGTCGACGGGAACCTCTTCGACCCGGCCACGGGAACCGTGACGACGTCCATCACCGACAGCGTCCTGGCCAACAACGCACTCTTCACCACCGGCGTCGTCACCATCGACTTCCCGGGCGTGTGGAAGGCCCTCTTCGGGATGGACAAGACGGAGAAGGAGGCGAAGGCGTACGCGGACTGGATCAAGAAGCGGTTCGGGGCCCGGCCGGACTACCAGCAGATGCCAGCCCTCGTCGGCCCGAAGGCCGCCCTGTTCTCGGCGATCTTCCTCTTCATGCGCCAATTCGCCTTCCAGTACCAGGCGTCCATCCCGCTGACGTTCATGCCGGAGCTGTGGCCGGGGATGCTGCTGCAGTTCCCCGCCTTCAATTTCCAGGGCTACGTGACGACCGTGACGCACGACTTCAAGTTCGGCGAGGACGGCCACTTCACCACCTCGGTGCAGATCGCGGCCCCGGCCCGGCTCACCGGCGGTAAGGACGAACGGCTGCTCGGTCTGCCGATGGCGGGGGGCAACTGATGATGGGTCCGGGGAACGCGGCCACGCACGGGATCGGCTGGACGATCAAGCAGGTCAAAGTCCAGTCCCTCGTCCCGGCCAAGAAGCTCGCCCTGTGCGTCGACACCGAGGGGCAGATCCTGGAGGTCACCACGGCCCTCCACCGAACCGGCATCACGCCGGTGGTCGGCCAGACCTGGCTTGTCGACCGCACGTACGGGGCGTGGAGCTTCGCCGCCTGGTGGGACCTGTGACATGAAAAAAGTGAGACCCGTGGGTCTCACTTTTTTCGATCTCAGACTGAGACCCATGGGTCTCAGTTTTGGGCTACCCGGCGATCTCGGCAGCAGCCTCCCAGGCCCGCCTCAGCTCCTCAACGTACTGCTTCACGGCCTCGGGGTCCTTCTCCTTCGCGTCCCGGAGCACCTCCAGGGGCAGGATGCGGTTCGTGCGCCGGGCCTTGGAGAGCTGGTCCACGACGCTCGGCCCCGCCTCTCCGCCGGGCTCGATCTCGATGACCTCGGTGTCCCTGCCCAGCATGAGGACCCTGCGGGCCGCGACAGCTCCGGCCGAGGTGATCTTGCCCATCCGCTTCATCTCGGCGAACTGCTCCCGGAGGAGCTTCTGGCGCTCCGGAGAAACATCCGGCTCACCGTCCTCCGTGAGAGGGATCTCGCCCTTCTCGTCCACGATCGTGGAGTACAGCTCGCGGATGGTGCGCTCGTTCAGCGCGCCATCGATCATGTCGTGGAGGATCCTGTGGACGGGGACCGCGCGGCGGAGGCGGTAGATGTCCTGCGTGGAGAGCCCGAGCGGCTCGCCGAACTTCGCGACGGACTTGAACCCCGCATCCTTGAGCCGGGTGCCCTGGGTGACCCACCACAGGTACTCACCGGCCGACTTGACGTACCCCAGCTGCAGCTGTCCGAGGCCGTTCTCCAGCCCCCGGTTGGCCCGCGCGATGCCGCGCCGGGCGGCGCCCACAGCCTCCAAGATGTCGGCGTCCGGGGAGGGCTTGATGAACTCGAAGGGGTTCCCCTCCTCGGACGCCTTCATGACGGCATCCGGGGAGGGGACATGCACGACCGGTTCCGCCTGGTGCGGGACCTCCGGTTCGACCACGGCCGGGGCGCTCGCGGCGGCCGTGGCCGCCTCGGTGAGCGCGTCGTCGTCCTCTCCCCGGCGAGCGTTGGTGCTGGTGGCCCGAGAGGCGGCCAGCGCCGACTCGGCCCGCTTCTCAGCGGCGGTCTTCTTCGGCTTCGCTGCAACAGCTACGCGGGCCATCAGGCGACCTGTCCCTTCATGAGGTGGCGGAACAGCAGGCCGAACTCTTCGAGGTGGGGGCGCTTCGGGGTGGTGTCCCAGGAGCGCGGGTAGTCCGGGGAGCCGCTGATCTGGAACTCCTTCGGCGCGACAGCCGCCTTTACCCGAGAGAAGTCCTCGCTCTGAACGATGGCCTCCAGGACGGGACGCTGCTCGTCGGCGAGCGTGTTGTTGCCGGAGCACTTCACCAGGAAGACCGTGACGGTGAGGTCCGGGTTGGCCTTGGCTCCCTTGGTGGCCTGGCGGATCGACGCCGTGAGTCGAGAGATCTCGAAGCCGGACGGGGCGACGGGGAGGATCACCATGTTGGCGACCTTGCACATCTCCCAGTACGCCTCCTTGCCCGCGCCGCCGATGTCGACGATGACGACCTGGTAGGACTCCTTGAGTGCCTCGATCACGTCGTCGAGGTCCGGGCCGTTTTCGTCCTTGGGGTCGTAGTTGACCAGGTCGAAGGGAACCTCTTCGTCGCGGCTCTCCCTGATCTGGTACCAGGCGTCGACCGTCTGGGAGTTGTCGTCGGTGTCGACCACCGCGACCTTCAGGCCGAGGACGATGGCCAGGTACAGCGCCAGGAAGATCGCGCTGGTCGTCTTTCCGGTGCCCCCCTTGAGGACACCGATCCCGATGACGAGGCAGCCGTTCTCGTCGAGCCACGCGAAGATCTCATCGCGAGACGCGGCCTGCGCCATCAACTGCTTGTGCTGCTGTCTGGGGAGCGTAGAAGCCTTCACTCCGGTCCCTTCATAGGCGGGTTGTCGCCCCATATCTTGCCGCAAGGTCACGAGTGCGGTGTGCAGGAGCCGTGTTTCGGCCCTGTTTTCGAGCGAAAGGGGTGAGGAGGTGGCTCATGAAGACGCTCGCGCTCGTCGGCGGAGACCTGGTGCTCGGTGACGGCGGCTACCGCACGCTCACCGGCGCGGCCCGGATCCGCCAGGACCTCTCGCTCGCGCTCGCCGAGCCGTACGGCCAGGACACCTACCACCCGCAGTTCGGGTCGGTGCTGGCCTCGCACATCGGTGAGCCGCTGACGCCCGAGCTGGAGCTGCTGGTGCGTTCCGAGGTGGTCCGGGTGGTGCAGCAGTACGTGGACGGCCAGCAGGCCCAGATTGCGGCTGACGCCCTGTCCGGCTCCCGGAGCCGGTTCAGCTTCCAGGACGTGGTGCAGTCGGTGCAGTCCATCAGCACGGACATCCAGTACGACACGATCAAGGTGACGATCACGCTGAAGACGCAGTCCGGCGGAACGATCCGGGTCCTGCGAACGGTGAGCACCTGAGACCCGTGGGTCTCACTTTTGCTGTGCGGTGCCTTCCTCTCGTCCTCAAGGGGTGACGAGAGGGAGGGCGCCGCATGGGTGTTTCCAGGGACGACATCGTCTCGCAGATGCGGGATGCGCTGCTGGTCTCCGACCCGGAGCTGGACACGTCCATCGGTACCCCGGTGCGGAAGATCCTGGACGCGGTGGCCGGGTCGCTGGCGGACGCGTACGTGGAGAACCACCTGCTGTCGTACGCCTACGACATCGACAGCAAGACCGACGCCGATCTGGACTCGTTCTGCCAGCTGTTCGGCATCGCGCGGATCGCGGCCCGGCGCGCGGTCGGCACGGTGACGTTCTCCCGGACCGGTGACCTGACCCCGACCGTGTTCATCCCGGTCGGCACGGAGATCGCGTCCTCGTCGGACTCCTCGACCGTGGTCACCACGGTGGTCGGCGGCACGATGATGCCAGGCTCCTCCTCCGTCACCGTGCCGGTCCAGGCTGTGACGGCCGGGCCGGAGGGCAACCTGGGCGCAGGCATGGCGACCACGATTATCTCGCCGATCGCGGGCGTCAACACCGTCACGAACACGGCGGCCCTGACCGGCGCCATGTCCCGGGAGGCCGACTCGGAGCTGCGGACCCGCTGGAAGTCCACGGTGTTCCGGTCGCTGGCCGGGACGGAGCAGATGTACCGGGGCGTGGCGCTGGATGACGCCGACTGCTACGCCGTCTCGGTCGTCGGCTCCTCGCGGACCCGGTCGGAGATCCTGCAGGTGCCGGTCAGCGGCAACACGGTCTGCCAGATCACGGACGCCCGCTACATCTACACCTCGCCGGTGCAGGTGACGAAGTCCGACGGCACGCCGCTGATCAAGGACTACGACTACACCTGGATCCCGTCGAATCCGCCCGCCATCTCCGGGCTGTCGGCGTCGTTCCCGGCGGCCGGTGAGCTGCTCACGGTGGAGTACCAGTACCTGCCGGTGGTGAGCCGGAACGATCCAGCGAACAACATCACGAACCGGGTGGACCTTTTCGTCGGCGGCACCCGGGCACAGTCGGCGCAGACGGCGCTGGTGTTCAAGCAGTCGAAGAGGTTCCAGACCGTCTCGACGGTGGACCTGTACACCGGCGCGTGGTTGCGGGCGGACCAGACCCGGCCGGAGGCCAACAACGTCTTCCTGCCTCTGCCCTTCGGGCCGATCGTGACTGTGCCGACCACGCTGTCGGTCGCGGGGACGACGTACGGTCTGGCGTCCACGGCGCACCCGCTGGGCACCGTGGCCAGCGGGGTGACGTACGCGTACACCATCGTCCACGAGGACACGGTGGACGGCTGGACGCCGACGTCGCGGTTCGGCCTGGAGTGGCACCGCACGTACCTGCCTGCCGACAACTCGCCGGTCTCGGTGGGCGGTAACGGCGACTACACCTACAACGAGGTGCCGTCCTCGGTCCAGGACGCGGTCAACCGGTGGAGGCTGACCGGCATCGACGCCAAGGTGCACCAGGCCAAGCAGCGCTGGCTCCGGTTCACGCTGGGCGTGATGTACACGGTGTCGTCCAGTGGGTCGGTCGACTCGGTCCAGGATGCCATCCGGTCCGCCTTGAGCGACTACCTGAACCGGATGGACTTCAACAGCAACGTCCAGATCAGCGACGTCCTCGCGGTCATCCACCAGGTGCCCGGCGTGGACAACTGCCGCCTGCTCAACGGCGCGGATGTGACCGGCTACAGCTCGGCCAACCCGAACGCGTCGATCGTGGGTGTCCAGCAGATCGCCCCGAACTCGGCGCCGAACTCGGCCGCGCTGTCCTCGTACGTCGATGCGCCGACCGGCCGGGCCAAGGACATCTACTTCCGCGACGACGAACTGCCCGTGCTCGGCGGCGTGGTCTTCAAGACCCTCGCCCGGAACTCCTTCGGGGTGCTGTGATGGCAGACGACTTCCTCCACCAGGGCAGCGGCACCTTCGGGACCGCCGTCATCCCCGGCGGCCTGATTCCGCTCCAGGCCGACGTCACCGTGCCGCAGTCCACCCAGCTGGCCAGCGGTACCGGCATGCTCGTCGCGGACACGGCTGTCGCCGAGCAGCTGCGCCACTTCCCCGAGGAGGTCTACGACCTCCGACCCACCAGCCATCTGGTCCGGCTGATGCAGGCCCTCCTCGGCGACTCCGGCGTCGGCCAGCTCCGCAAGCGGCTGATGGTCTCCCAGCTGGAGAGCCTGTCGGTCTCGGGGGCGAGGTTTTTCGATCTCGACCGGTTCTACGGTGCGATCTTCAACGCCGCGCGGAACGCCGACGAGGTCCTGCCGATCAACCCGATGGAGACGGCGACTGCCACGGCCGCCGAGTGGGACTCGATTGAGGCCGCCGACGCCTCCTTCCGGGACCGGATGGCCGCCCTGGCCAAGGCCATCGCGATGGGCGGCACCGTGCCGGGCCTGCAGGCTGCGGCCGAGGCCATCACGGGCGTCGAGGTCGACGTCTACGAGTCCTGGGCGCTGTTGGATGCCGCCGGGGACACGGACGAGGTCGCGCACGACTGGGAGTGGATGGAGGCCGGGATCTGGAGCGACTACGAGGGCGAGATCTGGGGTGCTCTGGAGGGCACGCCGTTCTCCGGCCGCTCGGGCTCCCTGACCCGCTCCGAGGTCCTGGTGCAGGTCAACCGCGACTACCCGACGACCCCGGCTGGCCGGGCGCAGCAGGCCAGCGACGAGTCGGCGCTGGTGCGTGTCCTTGAGCGGATCAAGCCCGCGCACACGCTTCTCACCGTTGACACGCAAGGTACGTCGGCCCTGGTGTCGCGGGGTATCGCGGGGGTGCGCTCGGACAGTGAGAACTGGGAGATCGTCCCGCAGGTCACCCCGAGCCAGGTGCCGACCAGCACCAACCCGTACCCGCTGTCGGCGATCCAGCAGCAGGACGGGGTGGACCCGAGTTCGGCCCGGGTGCTGCCCCGGCCGCCGCTGACCACCCGGCTCGGGGACGAGTGGTCGTACGGCCAGCAGGTCCCGACCTGCCGCTCGTACTCGGTCAGCCCTGACGACCCGGCCGACTTCACCGCACCTGGACCGGTCCCGGACGCCGACCTTGCCTCGGTTGACCAGACGGTTGTCTGGAGGGACGGCACCTCGACCATCTACCGGGCCTCCCTCGGCGCGCTGGACCCGCTGCTGAGCCACGCGGCGCGCGCCGGAGGCGACGGGGTGCTCATCGCGAACCCGTACTCCGGTGACCGCCGTACCGTCCTGACGGTCGACTGACCCTGTCCGGTCCTCCTCATCCGCCCTCAAGGGGTGAGCTGAGGAGGACCACCGGTGGCTGACCTGTACGCCAACTATGCCGCGCTGGCAGCCGCGCGCCAGATCGGTGTGGACTACCGCATTCTGGTCCGTACGCCGCCGGGCTCCCGACTGGCGCACATCGCCATCCACGGCGGGGGCATCGAGCCGGGCACCACCGAGATCGCCGACTACCTCTCGGGCTCGGCCAGCCGGTTCTACTCCTTCGACGGCATGCTGTCGTCGGGCAACGTCGACCTGCACATCACCTCGACGAACTTTGACGAGCCGCAGGCCCTGGACCTGGTGGCCGCAGCCGACTACGTCATCTCCTGGCACGGCGCCGCCGGAACCGATCCGATCACCTACGTCGGCGGCCTGGACACGGAAATCGGCCAGCGGATCCAGGACGCCCTGATCAACGCCGGGTTCGTCGTCGGGCCGGGCGGCGAGGAGCTGGGCGGCACCGACCCGGCGAACATCTGCAACAAGGGCGCCCGCCACATGGGTGTGCAGATGGAGCTGACCACGGCTCTGCGGCAGTCGTTCTTCACCGACTTCACCCGGGTCGGGCGGGACAGCGGACCGCGCACGTCGGACTTCTACACCTACATGACGGCGATCCAGACGGCGCTCAATGGCCTGGATGTACCGGGCAAGGCCGTGGGCTCGGCGTGGAAGGGGCGGGTTGCCCAGCCCGTGACCGGTACAGGGTCGGCGTCGGGGGACTTCGGCATCCCGGCGCTGGCGCCCTTGACCGTGGACGGCATGCCCCTTGACTCGCTCAAGGACGCGCTGCGCCTGTCAACCCAGCGGCGGGCGGCAGGCAATCAGGAGCGGTTCTGGTCCAGCTCGCCCCGGGACAACGGTGACCCGGTGCGCGAGGTCTTCGAGTTCGCCCTGTCCACCGCCCGGCCGGTCAACCGCATCGCGTTCTCCCTGGCCCGGTTCCCTCAGCGGGCCTGGGTGCAGTACCGCGACACCGACGGACTGTGGAAGCCGCTGCAGAACGCGCGCCTGGGCGGCCCGGTCCAGATCAGCATCATGGACTCGGTCCCGGCGGTCATCCCCCCGGGTGTACCGGACGACCTGAAGCTCCACCCGCAGCACTTCGGTGCGGGGCACTGGATGGCGCAGGAGGTCGACGTCCAGCCGGTCACCGCGAGCCGGTTCAGGATCATCATGACCCGCCTGCCCTCGTCGACGGCGCCGCGCAGCTCGGACAACCAGCCGGTTGCCTACTCGCTGGGAGTCAAGGACGCCCTTGCCTCATACCGTGCCTCCAGCTTGACCGACTTGCCTTGGCTGCCTCAGCAGGATGCCGAGCACACGGTGCCCCTTGCCGGGTCAACCGACCTGCTCGGTTCGCAGGTTGACTACCTTGTCCGGCGCAACCGGGCGGACAACCTGGTGCCGCCCGCGTCCGGCGTGTGGCGTTGCGCGCCGCAGCCGGTCCCGAACGCCGTGGTGAGCCTGCACCTGGACCTGCGGACCTCGGACGGCAGCGCTCAAGTCGTTGACCGGCTGTACCTTGACCCGGTCACGTCCGGGGTTTCCTGCAACCTGTACTACACCGACGCCACGGCGATACCCGAGCGGTTCGAGCCGTCCGATACGCCTCTGACCTCGCCTCTTGTCCGGGCGAGCACGGACACCCCGGTGGTTGACAGCGAGGGTGTGCTGTTTGACTCGGCCGACTCCTACCTTGACGTGGACAACCGGGCCTGCCAGTTCGACCCTGCCCGGCCTTTCCTCCTGGGCATGACGGTCTACCCCCAGTTCACCTCCGGCGACACCGGTACCTTTACCGTCCTGGACACCCCTGCACTGACCGTCTGGATCAAGTCGGGGTCGGTCAAGGTGCGCCTGGGCGACCGCACGGTGGAGATGGACCCGGTCAACTTCGGAGTGAACCAGCGCATCCCGCTGGCGGTTGCCTACGACGGGTCGACCTTGACCGTGCGCACCCCCTGGTTGACCCGGATCCAGGAGGCAACCCACGTCGTGGACCAGGCGCCGCCGAACGTGATCCGGATCGGCGGCCCGCTCTCCGGTCCAGGCGGTTCGATCCGGCTGCGCAACCTCTTCCTCGCGCTCGGCCGGGCTGCCGACATCGACACCATCGAGGCGTACTGGGACGCCCCGGCCGCCTACGCGCTGAGCCCCGGCTACGGGCAGGACGGCACCGCGCACACCAGCGCCAGCGCGATCCTGCGCATGGACCCGATCCTGGCTACGGCCGGGATGGAGTCGGTGTGCCCGTGGGGGCTGATCGGCGGGCCGCCGGTCGCCGTGGACAACCTGGCGTGGACGCCGGTCCCCGGGGACTTCGTGCTGCGCAAGGGGCTGATGAAGTTCCGGCCGATCAAGGCCCGGCACCTGAAGATGGAGTTCACCAACCTCCAGCCGATGGTGCTCACGCCGTCCCAGGCCAGCCCGCTGGTGGAGACCAAGCTGTTCCCGGCCGACACCGGGCAGGGCTCCAACATCGTGGCCTCCGGTACGAATGTCTCCGGCTCGGCCCCGGCGGGCGCCCGGGTCGCCACCGACCAGGGCGCGGTCTACCAGTACGTGGACGCCAACCGGATCGTGTCCTCCACGGCCAGCAACGCCCCGTACCTGCCCACGGAGGCCCTGTACGCCACGGACCCGCTCGCGGCCCAGCAGTTGCGCCGCTCCGGCCAGCGGTTCCCGTACCTGCC